TAAAAACAGATAATCTTTTATATGAGACCGGACCAACCTCTGTGGAAACGGAAAAATGGGAAAAGGTCGATACTGAGAAAATTAAAATTCAATGGTTGAAGGAGATACAAGAAGTTGAAGATAATTTAGAACAATATATCAGCGGAAATTAGGGTGGCTAATAAAACAAATAAGCAAATGCTAGAAGAATTGCAAGGTACCTTAATAGATATAGCTAGTAATACTCCAGAAGAGAAGTTTGAATTATTAAGAGGCGACATTGCGTGGGTTAAGGAAGCAGTAGAAAAACTCCATAGGAGATTATATAATCCAGATGACGGTGTTGTTGTTAAGGTTAATAGAAATACTGAGTTTAGAAGAGATTTAGAAAAACAGAGAGAACAAGGAAAAGGTATTGGAACAGTAAGAAGTGATCTTAGACAATTGATTACTTGGAAGTCTAGTATTAATAGAGCAATGTGGATTGCCTATTCTTTGTTATTGGGATTAATGCTAAAATTGCTATTTAACATTGGGTTTTAAGGAAAAGTTATATGAAGTTTTTAGAAAAATGGAAAGGATATATTTTTAAGTTTTTTGCTTTAGTTTTAGGGCTATTTGGTGTGAGTACACTATTATCTGCTAAAAAGTCTAAAGAGGTTAAAGAAGCTAAGAAAGATATTAAGAAAACTAAGAAGAAAGTTGTAAAAAGCAAAAAGAGTGTAACAGCAGCAAAGAAAAAAGCTGATAAAGCGTCAGATAAGATAGCGCAACAGGAAAAAGTTATAGCGGATATAAAGAAGAGAAAAGCTACTGGTGCTCAGCCAACCAAAAAAGAGGCTAAAGAGGCTTTAGATTTTTTAAAAGACTTTACAAAGGATTATAAGGGGTAAATATGAAGAGGTTATTATTAATTTTATTAGTATCTTGTAGTTTTTTAAGTTCACAAGGCTTATCAGATGAAGATATGGTTAAATTAGCTGCAGCACTTAAGCAGCAGAAAGAATTAATTGCTGCATATGAGGTTCAAGTTGCTAATTATGAAGAAAAAGTAGCTGCAGATAGTGTAGTAATAAGTAATCAAGGTATACTAATAGTTGGTTTAGAAGAACAAGTTGAAAACTATAAGAAATATTCTAAGAATGTAAAGCCATCCTGGTATGAAAACAAGTGGCTATACTATTCTTATGGTGTATTAACTGTTGTTGGAAATATTTGGCTTTATGATAAGGTAAAATAGGATGGCATCTCAACAAACATTAAAACAGATTATAAAAGAAGAATACAGTAAATGTATAAAGGATTCTGCATATTTTATGCGCAGATATTGTATGATTCAGCATCCAACTAGAGGAAAAATACCATTTGATCTTTATGATTTTCAAGAAGATGTTTTAGAAGATTTTCAGAATGAAAGATACAATGTTATTTTAAAAGCTAGGCAATTGGGTCTGTCTACTCTAACCGGTGGATATTCATTATGGTTGATGTTATTTCATCAAGATAAAAATGTTTTAGTTATTGCTACAAAGCAGGAAGTTGCAAAAAATTTAGTAACAAAAGTTAGAGTAATGCATGATAATTTACCTTCTTGGCTTAAGGGAAAGTGTATTGAAGATAATAAACTTAGTTTAAGATTTGCTAATGGGTCTCAAATTAAAGCTGTTTCCAGTTCAGTAGATGCTGGTAGATCAGAAGCACTATCATTATTAATATTAGATGAAGCTGCTTTTATTGATAAAGTAGAAGAAATATGGACAGCATCTCAACAAACATTAGCTACTGGTGGTGCAGCAGTTATTTTATCTACTCCTAACGGCGTAGGAAATTTCTTTCATAAGACTTGGATAGACGCAGAAGCCGGAATAAACGGATTTAACACAATAAAATTGCATTGGTCTATACATCCAGATAGAGAACAAGACTGGAGAGACGAACAAGATACTATTTTAGGAGAAAAGATGGCAGCTCAGGAATGTGATACTGATTTTATTACTTCTGGTAATACTGTAGTAGATCCAGTGACATTACAATTTTATGAGCAAACTCATATCAAAAAACCATTAGAAAAGAAGGGATTTGATGGAAACTTATGGGTATGGGATTATCCAAACTATACAAAAGATTATATAGTATCAGCAGATGTAGCTAGAGGAGACGCTTCAGATTGGTCAGCATTTCATATATTAGATGTTGAAACATTAGAACAAGTTGCAGAGTATAGAGGAAAAATAGGAACAAAGGATTTTGGAAATATGTGTGTAAATATTGCAACCGAATATAATGATGCTCTTTTAGTAATTGAGAATACAAATATTGGATGGGCAGCAATACAACCTGCAATAGATAGACAATATAAAAATTTATTTTATTCTACTAAAGATTTAACTGTAGTTGATACTGAAGTTCAGTTGAGAAAAGGGTTTGACTTAAAAGCTAAAGAAAAATTAGTACCAGGATTTACTACATCAGCAAAAACAAGACCATTAATTATATCTAAACTAGATACTTATTTTAGAGAGAAGTCAGTATTGGTTAGATCAAAGAGACTAATAGATGAACTATTTGTATTTATTTGGAATGGTCAACGGGCTGAAGCCCAAAGAGGATACAATGACGATTTAGTAATGGCATATTGTATTGGTTTATGGGTAAGAGATACGGCGTTTAGACTTAGACAAGAAGGAATGGCCTTGCAAAGAAAAGCATTATCTTCATTTACAACTGGACATAATAGTTCAGCGTATAGTAATCCTGAAGAAGAAGATGCTTGGAAGTGGGATGTCCAAGGTGAACAAGAAAGCCTAGAATGGCTAATTAAATAAAAGAGGTAAAAAAATGGCAGACAAATCATTATTTGCTAGATTAAACAGATTGTTTTCAACCAATATAATAGTAAGAAATATTGGTGGAAGGCGACTTAAAGTTGCTGATACAAGTAGAATTCAGTCTTCTGGCAATTTAGCATCAAACTATATGGTAGATAGGTGGGCAAAACTGCACAAAGGTTCTGGATATGGGTCGGGTGCCCAACAAACAAATTACACTGTTGCTAGAAGGGTTTTATTTGATGATTACGAAGGTATGGATCAAGATCCAATTCTTTCTTCAGCATTAGATATTTATGCCGATGAGTGTACTGTAAGAAACGAATTTGGAAATATACTAGAAGTTAATAGTACTAATGACAATATTCGAGAAGTTTTGAATAATCTTTTTTATGATGTATTAAATGTTGATTTTAATTTATGGCCATGGATAAGAAATTTGGTAAAATATGGCGATCACTTTATGAAATTAGATATTTCTGAAAAGTATGGGATAGTAAATGTTAATCCTATTTCGGCATATGAAATGGAAAGAATAGAAGAATTTGATACAGACGTACAACGTCCAGTTATGTTTTATCATGAAGGAGAAGGGCAAAGACACGAATATGAGAATTATGAAATTGCTCACTTCAGATTATTAAGTGATACAAATTTTTTACCCTATGGTAAATCTATGGTAGAAGCTGCTAGAAAAATATGGAAGCAGCTTGTATTAATGGAAGATGCGATGTTAATTCATCGTATTATGAGAGCTCCGGAGAAAAGGGTTTTTAAAATAGATATTGGTAATATACCACCAGCTGAAGTTGATAATTATATGAATTCATTAATAAGTAAGATGAAGAAGACTCCGTTTGTTAATTCAGCTACTGGTGATTATAATTTAAAATATAATATGCAGAACATGTTAGAGGATTTCTATTTACCAGTACGTGGAGGAGATAGTGGTACAGAAATAGATAATTTAGCAGGATTAGAAAATAATTCTATAGACGATATAGAATATTTAAAGAATAAAATGTTGGCTGCTTTGAAAATTCCTAAAGCCTTTTTAGGATATGAAGAGGGAGTTGAAGGAAAGTCAACATTAGCCGCAGAAGATGTTAGATTCGCTCGAACAATTGAAAGAATACAAAGAATTGTTGAGTCAGAATTATATAAGATAGCAATAGTTCATTTATATGCTCAAGGATATAAAGATAATGAATTAGTTAATTTTGATCTATCTCTTACAAATCCAAGTATTGTTTATGAGCAAGAAAAAATAGAGTTGTGGAATAACAAATCTAGTTTAGCTTCTGATTTGAAAGATCTTAAAATGGTAAGTGAAGATTGGGTTTATGAAAATATTTTTAATATGTCAACAGATCAGGCAAAAAGAGAAAGAGCACACATTATTGAAGATATCAAGCTCAAATTTAGACATGATCAGATCGAAGCAGAAGGTAACGATCCTGTAACAACAGGGCAATCTTTTGGTACACCACATGATTTAGCTATGGTTGGAGCAGTCGAGCAACCAGAGCAGGGTCAAGGTGCTGGAGAAGAACCACCTGCTTATGATAGTGACAATAAAGTAAGTATATTTGCTCAAGATAATAGAGGTGCTCCAAAAGGTGGTCATCCTGGAGCGGGTCGACCAAAAGGTGGGCAAAAATATAAAACCGATAGAGGAGCTAGAGGTCGAGATCCTATCGGTGCTAAACAAAACAAGTCTATGTCTAGATCTAAAGCAATAAAGCATACATACAGGAATGGAAGTCCAATGAGAGATTGGATTTCTAAACAGAAAACTAAAGCAATTATCACAGAAACTATGAAAAATACTTTAGAAACACCATTTAACGATGAAGGGGGGCTTCTAGATGAGAAGAATCTCATATCAGACGAACCAAATGTTGAATAGTATTATATTTATATATGAGAAAAAGTACCTGTTAACTTATAGGGAGATATTTAGTAATGGCTAAACATTCGAAATA